GAGGAATAATACGTCCTTAAAGGTCTGTCTACACTGTCGTATGGTGTAACGGTAACACAACAGATTTTGATTCTGTTTTTCAAGGTTCGAATCCTTGTGCGACATCATATGGTGAACGTAGCTCAGTTGGAAGAGCACTAGCTTGTGGCGCTAGTTGTCGTGGGTTCGAACCCCATCGTTCACACAAAACATTTTAATATTTATTTGACAAATAAGGGAAAATAATCTATATTTATCAATATAAAAATTTAAAACATAAATTAAAAAAACAAAAAAATGAAAAAAGTATTCGCAATTCTTTCTATCGTTGCTCTCGCTTCTTGCGGTGGTGCCGGTTCTTCAGAAGAAGTAAAACAAGACTCTACTGTGGTAGTTGATTCTACTGTAGTTGCTCCAGCAGATTCTGCTAAAGTTGATTCTTTGGTAGTAGGTGGAGGTTCAGGTGAAAATGAAGTAAAATAATTTGTAATTCACCATACAAAAAACCCCTCAATGAGGGGTTTTTTTATTTTAGTAACTTTTTGATTCTTTCGGTTTCTTCTTTAAGTTTTTTTGATTTAAAAAATGAATCGGGTTTAGGTTGTTTTTTTTCTGTTGGCCAAGTCCACTTATTTGTAAATGGAGCCAATGCCAAATCCACAGCAGCTCCTATAAGAGGGTTTGGATATTCATATGAAGGTTTTTTCTTATCATTAAATTCATTATCATAGTCTTGTTTTACCTTCTTATCTTTTTTTACTTTTTTTTCAACAGGTTTATTTTGTTTTTTCTTACCAAAAACTGGTACAGGAGATGATTTAACTTTCTCTTCTTTTTTTGAAATTTCTTTGTTTTTGAATGACTGAATTCTTTGTTTTTCAAACATTCCATTGTACATAGTTACCTCAACATCATCTTTTGTACTTCCCAAAAGAGTACCTTTTGAAACAGATTGACCATCTCTAACTTTAGGTTCACTAATGTTACAATATTGTAAAAAATATTTTTCATCATCAATAGATGTTTCAATTGTAATACTGTTTTTACATCCATGAGCGGCCTTTGTGTTATTTATAAAACCTTTGATGGGACTTAAAATTTTTTGATTTTTTTCTTTGGGTATGATTTCTGACATACCTGAAGATTTTGTTTTATTTCCAAAATTTCCAAATACAGATTCTTCTTTCAAATTTTGGGTAACTTTTTGAGCAGCATAAATCTTTTCAACGTTTTTGGTAATTGGTAGGTCATTAACCCAATCTGGAATTTCAACATTACCCTCATCTGGGTCGAAATTACTACTCTGAGCTGCGTCAATAACTTTTCCTGTCGCGGTTACAGTAAACCTATTACCACTTTGATTTATAGATAATCCATAAAAAGTTTTTGGAAAAAAACTGGTATTACATCCACTTGAATGGTCAACTTCAAAAGTTATTTTATTATTTGTAGAATTTATTAATTTGATTTTACCATCACACTTTTTTTCTTTGTCTTTTTGTTCAATATGATATATGTATTTGTTGAAATTCGAAGCCAACTCCTTTGTGATTTCATCTGTCAAGTCATCATAACCAGACCACCCATTTGTTTTCGCGTATCTTTTAACGTCTATAATTTGTTCTTTCAAATTTAACATCGAAGTTAATGTTGAACCGATTTTGGACAAAATAGAATCACTTGACTTTTTACCAAAAATCAAATCCATAATCTCCTGACTAACATCTACTTTTTTCATAGTACCAGGCTTACTACATTTGATTTTACCACCAGTTCCAATCAATTTTCTGATATTAACTTTATTAGAAACTCCAATATGAACGTGGTCATAAGAACTATTTGGCATATCCATAACTTGTCCTAATAGTTGACCACATTCAATTTTATCCCCCTTTTTGACTTTTACATTTTTAAGATGGGTATAGTAAACGTCAGGTAGTCCATCATCACTTTTAACCGTGAAACCTATACCATATAGCTTTTTTCCTTGTGTTTTTTTAATACTTGGCCCGTAATCACTAAAAGTTATAACTTGTCCTGAAGTTATTGCATACACTTCAGTACCTATACCTGCAGGTATGTCCCAAGCATCTCTACTTGGCCAACCTGATTGACCGCCGTGAGCCCCGTCTACAGGAATTTTTACAGACTTACCTCCGAAAAGGTCACCTGAAAATTTCGATACTTCATTAAGTTTGTTAACTTGTTTTTTTGATTCAGAGATTGAATCAAAAGTTTCAAATATAGATTTGAGGTTATTATCCATAATAACATAAATACCTCCTTAAATAAAAAAACCGATTTCAATCGGTTTATCTATTTGAACTATAATTCAAAACTTTTTTACCTTTAACATTACCGGATGGAACATTAGAAATCTCAATTTCTGAACTAGTGACTTTTGGTTTTGGTTTTTTCTTCTCTTCAATCAGTCCAAATCGTATATGACGGTACCAGATTCTTTCGTGAATGTAATACTGAAGAGGTTTGTAAATTAATTCAACAACCCCAAAAGCTGCTCCAACTTTAACAGAGCCGCTAGCCCACCACATAGCTAAAAACCCTATTGTTGTGCTTATGATTCTATAACTTATTGTTTTAGCTAAATGTCTTTTGTATGAAACTTTAATTTGACTCATATGAACTTATAAATAGTGGTAGAGTTACATCTTTCAAACCCTTATTTCTAACTAAATTAATACCCCAAGCTCGTGGAATTTCTTGTTTTTCAGGGTCCATGTCGTTAAATACAACTCTCGCACCCCTACCAATACCCATGACTAATTGGTGATAGTTAATCCCAACTTTAGATAGTTCTTGAATTGTAAAGTTTCTAAAACCTTCGGGTCTGGCGGTTGTAATTACAATGTAAACCCCATCTTTGAATGATTTATTAATAAAATCAATTGTATCTTGGATTGGGGTAAGAACTGATTTTTCTAAATCTACAAATTTTCTGTACACAACCAAGGTTCCGTCAATATCAACGAAATACGTTGGGTGTTTTGTTATTTTTTCCATGAGCGGAAGACGAGGCTTGAACCCGCGACCTACAGCTTGGAAGGCTGTCGCTCTACCAACTGAGCTACTTCCGCATAAAAAAGTAGTCAGAGGTTGGTGGGTTTTACCCTCGGAGTCGACTTCCTTTGACCGCTGCAGCGGTTACACCAACATGACTACCACTTGTTAAAATGTGATATTATCGCCTTGTTCCCATTCTTCTTCGTGGGTATTATTTGGGTCAAGTTCTACCTCGACATTAAATAAGTTCGACATACAATTTTAACTTTTTATTTTTTACAAATATAATCTAAAATTAATTATTATCAAAATTGATTTTATTCATTTCTTCTACTGATATTTCGTCGTTTTTCCAAGATTTCCATTTATCGAAATCTTTCAATTCTTCCATTGTTTTTTCGTGAACCAAAATAAACCCTTCAGGGGCCACGCCTGAAAATTTATTCACAGTTCCTTTTTCTTGTAAAATTTTCTTTATGTCAATCATAGTTTGGGTTTTTGAGGTTATTTGTTATATCCAAAATATAAAAAATCCGATTTAAAAAATCATATGACTGTTTTGGCAAGTAACCAAAGGAAGGAATCATAATTTTCAGAAATTGTAAAAGTTTTATTCATATTTATTAGAAAATAAGTCTCTTGACATAAATCTTAAAGAGTTAACCATGGACGATGGCAAACAGAATACAAACTTGGAAAAAAGGTTTTCAAGACAACCTTTCGCAAATATTTCTTATGTTAGCTCTTTTCTTCAATCCTTTTGGATTCGATGCCGTTCAATATTCCCTAATATTACTGACAGGAAGTTTATGGAAAGCGAACTTCGTTTTGTATTGTATTGCGGGATTATTTTTTGGTTTGTATATATACTTTCGAAAGCTATCTAAAGAGCTTTGAGTTTACCTTTTTTGTAAGCATCAAAATTGGGTCCCTTTATAAGAAAAAATTCCTTACCTACTTTTCTATAACCTAATATACCTGCATTTTTCGCTGCGGCAAAAAATGAAGAATGTTGACCTCTTAACTCCCTTGGTTTGTATAGGTAATTACCTTTAGTCTTTTTATATTGAGTTTTACCACCCTCTTCCTTTTTTTCCAAATATCCAATGTCCGTAAGAAAATCTAATTTTGTTCCTATTTTACCTGAATCCAAATAGTCAACAAGTTTTTTTACCCATCCTTTGTTTCTACCGAATGTATATCCGTAAGTTGGTCTGAAAACCCTTAATGAACCCCCAACCTTCTGTTGTAGTTCGGGTTTTTCTTTTACATATTCATAAACCCTTGATGCGATGTGATTTCTGACGGTTTCTGCTAAATTTTCGGCGGAATTAGAATTGATTAGGTAGTTGGCATCAAAACCCCAACCTTCTAAATCAGTATCAACAAAATCTTGCTCGTCACTAGGGTCATTACCCATAAAACCTATACTTGCACTAAAACCTTTTTGGGAGACTGGTCTGTAAGTTATAAAAACTTGATACGAATCTATAAGTTTTTTATCCAAAAAGATGGAAAGAGACCCTTGGGCATGACCTGGTCCCAAGTCATTGATAGTGTCAAACCCATCAACCAAAACATCTAGTGTTTTGTCACTACCCAAATATCTTTTATCACTTTTGGTTGTGTTTCCATGACTATTGAATACTTGTTTCAAGTACTTTTCAATATAAGAACCCTCAATTTTTTTATAGTCTTCTTTTATTGCTTCAATCATTTCAGGAAAGGCATAATTGAAAATTTCAATTTCCCTTGTACTCATCGGCGAATCTTTCGAATCCCAATATTTTTCAAATCCTGAATTATCAAAATGTATCGCCACTTTTGAATAGTTTTCGTTTGTGGAATTTGATTTGTTAATTATATAATAAAGAGCCTGATTCCCTGATGTATATCTATTGAAGTGGTCGTCAGATTTAGAGGTTGTACACCATTTGGTGTTGGACCCGTATTTGCAAGAAGCCGCATGGGTCTTTGGTTTTATAACAACAAACTTATCGTCTTCATATATTTTATCGATTTTTGACTCAAGCTCTTTTTCCTTTTTTCTTTTTCTAATAAAATTGACTACAGATTCAAGTTCATTAAAGGATACGTATTGATTTATATCTTTTTTAGGAAATTGACTTTGATATTTATCAAAATCTTTTATAAGTTCTATGAAATACTCCAATTCATCAGTATCTAATTCTCCATCACCATCAGTGTGTTTCAGAATAAAATCCGTGTATTTGTGATTAAAATCTTTTAAATCTGAAATGTTCAGAATAAATTCTAAATCTTTCTCGTTGAACTTTGACGAATATTTTTTTTGTAAATCTTCTTTTCTACCCTCAATTAGGAAAATTGACATGAATTTCATAACCAATAAATATAAAGAAAGGGAGAACTAATTCTCCCTTTAAAATGGTAGTCCCGCCAAGAATCGAACTTGGAATTACTGCTTAGAAGGCAGTAGTTATATCCATTTAACTACAGGACCATTATTTCCAAAAAAGTTGTAACAAAAGTATGACAAAACTTAATGATAAACAAATTAATGTTTTAGTTGTCATTGGCTCTTTTAAGATACTCCAAGCCATAAAACTAAATACGATAACTCCGATAGAGAAACCGATAATTCTATTCGGCCAAGTCTGACCATTATAAAGAGAAACCATTTGACGACTTGCTAAAATAACCAAATATCCAATTGGGACTCCAATCAAAGACATCAGAAAAGGATGTTTTTTTATCCAAGTATTCCACAAGTGACCTTGGAGTTGATAAAAGGTGAATGCTTGTGAAAATAGATATACAGATAATATAAAAAAAATAGTCCCGAGTTTGTTCATGAGTTATCCGTTCATTTCTGATAAAAATTCATGGACAATTCCTTGTGATTCATCTTCATTCCCTTCTTCATCATCCCACATAATGTTCGAAGCATCGGCAGTCCAATCATCCCATTCATCCCAATTTGCAACAATTGTGAATTTTTTTCCATCTTCAGTTTCGCCAGGAAACCAAACAGTTTTGGAAGTTGTTTTCGGTGATTCGTAATCAATAAACATAGGTTTTCTTTTTTTTAAAAATAAGAAAATAATTTGAATTTTCAAATATAACTAACAAAATTTTGAAGTATTTAAATTATGTCTCAAGAATTCAACCCAAACCAAATTATTTACCAAGGAGTTACTGAATTAGATTCAAATCATAAAGAATATACTTTCGAATATTTGTTTTTTACTTATAAAGTAAGAACTTTGGATGGGATTATTCAATATATTAAAGGACAAAGAGGCGGAGAATTAAAAACAAACGGTGAAGTTCCGACAGAAGAAGAATCCGCACTTCATGATGATAGGAAAGAAATATATAATGGAAATCACCAACCTATACAAGATTGGATAGATACTCTATAAAAAAACCCTCACAATAAGGTGAGGGTTAGTTATTTAGAATAATAAAATATTATCTTCCGAAGATATATCTTAAACCAAGTTGACCTTGCCAAACATCAAATACAGATGTGTTCCACTGATAAGTGTCTTTGATAAGACCTGTTGTTGTGGTACCATTTGCGTTGAGGACTGGTTGGGTTGACAATCTGTAAACAGGTTCACCAGCCGTGTTAGTTGATGAATAGCTGAGAATTGCAGGGTTTGTAGCTCTTTGAGATACACCCCAATCTTTGTTTAACATATTACCAAAGTTCAAGATATCCAATCTAATTTGGAATGTGTTTCTGTGACCTTTGATATCGATGAAGAAATCTTGTTGAACAGACAAATCAAATCTGTGTAACATTGGGATAGCGAGAGCGTTTCTTTCAGCGTATTGACCTCTTCTTGTAGAAAGATATTTGTCTTGGTCGATGTAAGCGTCAAAAGCTGATTGTTGTTGAGCCTCTGTGAACGTTACACCACCCGAAGTGAATTGAGAAAATTTGATTTCTGTACCTTTGTTTGGAACAAAGATAAGTTCATTGTTATTGACTCTATCACCGTTTAAGTCACCCGCTACGAAATAGCTGAATGGGTTACCTTGTTGACCTACATAACCTAATGTGATTGTAGTTGCTCCTGCACCTTTCTTTGCACCGTTCTCTAATCTATAACCGAGAAGACCAACAACTCTGTTGGGAATCCAGTTATCAGAGAAAGCTAAAGGAAGGTCATTGTTTCCGTTGATTGCTCTTGCCGATTGCCAAGAACCAGAAGCGATTGAACCAGCACTCATGTAATCTTTAGAAAGTGATTTAGTCCACGCTAATGAACCCCAAAGACCTTTTTGAACAGGGTATTTTAACTCAATAGTTGCAGATGTATTGTATGCACCTTCTTTATTTGTTAAAACAGCCCCCATTGAAACGTTGTCATTTACTCTTACTCCAGCGTCAGTTCTTGCGAACACAGGTCTTTTATCTGGACCATTGAATACTCCCACAGGAGCGTCCAAGTTAGAATTGTAGTAATGAACCGCGTTTAAAAATCTATTGTACATAAGTTCTACTGTTCCCACAAAACCGAATGGTAACTTTTTATCTGCCGCAAGGTTAGTTTTCCATACTTGTGGGAATTTATAGTTAGGGTCAGTGAAAGCTAAATCAAAAGTAGAAGGAAGAGTTGGAGTTTGAGGGGTGAAATATTGGTTAGGGTTAGCTGTGAAACCGTAGTTTGCAGCTGCCGCACCTGATACATCGATAAATCCTGTCAAAACACCATTGTTTCCTACTTGGTTCGAAACGAATACATAAGGAGGTCTACCTGTGAATACACCTGAACCACCTCTTACTTGTAAGTCGTTTTTACCTTTGTGATTATAGTTGAACCCAATTCTTGGTTCAAAGAGAATTTGTGTTTTTGGTAAAACACCTGTGTTGAATTTCTCACCACCAGCAAAAGTCATTGCAGTTACTGCAGGATTTTCTAATGCTGTGTTTTCAAAACCAATCACAGCTGCTCTCAAACCACCTGTGATTTTCAAGTTAGCGTTGTACTGATACTCATCCTGAACATAAAGGTCAATACGAGACGTTTTCAAAACTTGCATTGGTTCGATTCCACCAGGAAGTGCTGAATAACGAAATTGGAATCTTGCAGGTGCAAGAGTTGAGGGTCTTCCGCCGTTCGCTAATGATTGATTAGCCGCTGTGTAGAAATCTGAAAGTGAGTTGAAGATATACACACCGTTTGATGCGGGAAAGAACAAGTTATTAGAACGATATTTTTCGAAGTTCACACCAGCAACCACAGTATGTTTGTCCATGAATTTGGTCAAGTTATTTGTGATGTGGAATGTATTGTAATCCAATTTGTTACCAGGAGTGAATGGGTCAAAACCAACAGAAGTGTAAGTTGCAGTACCATTCATGATATCAATAGTTGGAAACATCTGTGAAAGATATCCTCTATTTTCAATCTGCTTGTCATAACCAACAATTAAGTTGTTGTGTAAGGTGTTGGAGAATTTACTGTTGAGTTCCAATACTGAAGAACGTGTATTATCTTGAATAATATATCCACTGTTCTTGAAACTCATAGCATTGAACTGTGTAGTTCTATTACCAGCACCTGCAGATTGAGAGTTTGAAATGTTTATCTCAGCTTCAGAATTGTGATAAACATAACGAGCAGTCAACTTGTGTTTGTCGTTAATATTCCAATCCATTCTTACCAAGAATTTTTCAGACGTGTTTGCGTTGTTGTACCCTTCCCAAGGACCCGTCTCATAATTGAAATTTGTTCTCATGAAATCCGAAAGAGTTTTCATATCTGAATATAAAACTCTTGAGATTTGAGAGCCAGCTAAAGGAGAACCCTGTGAAATCCAAGTTGTTCCAGGTTCAGTTTTTGTAAGTGTTTCAAAGTTACCAAAAATGAATAATTTGTTTTTGATAATAGGAGCACCCAATCTGAAACCTCTTGTTGTTTCTTCAAATTTTGAAGCTGTTACAGTTGTTCCTTTAGCGTTGTTACCAACATAACGTTGGTTGTCTCTGTTAAACTGATAATAAGAACCCTCTACCTTGTTGGAACCACTTTTTGTTACAGCGTTGATTCCAGCACCAACGAAACCACTCTGACGAATGTCAAATGGAGCCACGTTGATTTGTAGTTGGTCAATTGCATCTAATGAGATTGCAGTTGAACCAGTTCTACCACCAGCCTGAGCTGAAGAACCAAGACCAAAACCATTGTTGAATTGAGAACCGTCAATAGTGAAGTTGTTCAATCTACTATCAGCAGCTCCGAATGAACGACCGTCACCCATTGGGTTGTACTTGGTGATTCCGTCGATAGTTCTTGCACCAGTAATTGGAACAGAAGTTAGTTCTCTTCTTCCGAATTGCTGAGACGCACCTGTTCTACCATTACTAAAGATGTTGTTTTTGTTTGAACTTACAACCACCTCTGATAATGTTTTAATTTCATCAATTAACACGACTTCCAAGGAAGTTGTAATACCCAAGTTTGTGTTAATGTCAGAGAATTCCTTCATTTTGTATCCCACGTTAGAAACGTGAATTACGTAAGGACCGCCAGGACGTACAGCTGGAATGGTAAAGTTACCAACTTTGTTTGTAATCGCACGATATTCGGAACCAGTAGGTTGGTGAATAGCATGGACTGACGCCCCCGCTAGAGCATCTCCTTTTTCATTTTTCACTACACCAGACAGGGCGGATGTTGTAATTTGCCCGAAAGATGCGAGAGTCACGAACAAGGATAAAAGTGACATCATGATTGTTTTTTTCATGTTTGTTTTGTTTATTGGTTTATAAATAAAAAATCCCGAGGACTTGCGTCAACGGGATTTGTATATCTGTGAGTTTAGAGTTCGTAAGGCCATAATAAAAATTTGTCATAAAAAAACTCTCCTACAATTTATAAGTATACCCGAACCAAGTGAGTGAACTAAATAATATTAAGGAATATTCAAGAAGTCAATTTAGTTTGTTCTTCCAAATATTCACATTCATAATTTTGACAAATTGTGGGTCTAATTTCGTAAATTGAACATGCCCGAATAGAATTATTATAAAAAATACAACTCTTGGTTTGAGACTCGAAATTCAAACGTAGACAAGGATAATGCTTCGGGTCTTGCCAAACCGATTTGTTTGGAAAAATATTCTTTCCTTCTTCATAGTCTATAAAAACTTCATTATATAAAATTTTTCTACCAAATTTGTTTTCTAATCTTGATAGAAATTCACTTGTATCATAATGAGGACCAATTATCCAATTTCTATCCTCAATCGAGCAACAACTTCCATGGTAGTTTTCTACCCCCCAACACTTGTTACTACATATATTACAATCTGTACCCATAAAAAATTAAGATAATATGGTCTGGAAACTTTGTAAATTAATTAAAAATAATTTAATAAAAAAGGGATACTAATTGTATCCCTTTTTTAAAGTGTGGAGAAGACGGGAGTCGAACCCGTGTCTTGTTCGAGATAACTATAAGTGACTACACGTTTATTTGATTGTTTCTCAACCAACAAATAGATAGTTTCTTACAGAGTCACTAACAAACCTGTTCCGACTCGGATTTAACGAGCCAGCCGGTTTGCTCGAACAATTTTTTTTAAACTTAATTAAAGGTAATGTTAAACCGAACGGACTTCTGTTCCTAGGTGTATGTCCTTGCCGACCCGAGGTTGTTCTCTACCAATTAGGCAGCAACAACAGCTTCTTCTTGGATAAGACCAAGTGCAGAAAGCTTAGCGAAAGTTTCGCCATTTACGTTTTAAACCAGTTTTGAAGGAGTTAATTCAGCTCCTACGTGCCACCTATACCTACACACGTCAATCAATTGCCATTACTTCCCCATATTTTCAAAGAACAATACAAATATAGATATAAATATCGGAATTACAAACATACTACCATTCAAAAAGATGATGATAATATGGTTTAAACATTGGGAATACATCATCATCCTTACTTACTTCAACAACCCCTATTCCTAAATAAGACCCTTGTATACCCTCATATTGGTCTACAAATTCATGAGTTTTTTTGTGTAATCTTTTTATTTCATTCCAAGCTAGTCTTGCCCCTTTTGTGCTCTTGTTGGCGATGTCGTGGAATATTATATATTTCGGACCAAACATCAAAGAGGTATAATAATCTCTTTTTACACATTGATAGGAATGACAAGCATCGATGAATATTAAGTCTAATTTTTTATATGGTGTCACGTAATCACCTCCTTCTATAGTTTCGAAAATATGGGGACTTTGAGACTCGGTTTGGTGATACCAAAATCTAATATCTCTATATTTTGTTTGGTAAGTGTGAAGTATGTCTGACGCTGGAATGATATCAAGCGCGTGAGATTCAAGATAAGGTTGGTATTTGAGTAATAGTTCATTTATGATGATAAAAGTTCCGCCATATCTTACTCCCAATTCTAAATATGAATCGATATCTTTGTCTTTTAAAAAAGTTAGTAGTTTGCTGAATTGGTTAGGATATTGCCAAAATTTGATTCCCCACCCGAAGTAAGGTTCAAATATTTTAGGAATTTCACTTAAATATTCATCGTTCATTCCGAATGTTGGAAGAACTTCTTCAATTTCTTTTTGTGAAGAGGCTCTAAAATCAAAATTTTTCACTGATAATATTGCTTCGTCTATAGATTTCATAAAAGAAATATAAATTTAAAAGAGTATTTATCAATTATGGCTGCAGGAGATATTTTTTTAGGATTAAGAAGTTTCATAAAAGGGAAGATAACCCCGCGAGAGTTAATGGATTTAGACCCCTTGATAAGCAATGTAAAAGTCAATAAAAATAATTTAGCTCAAAGTGAGATTGAAATTTCATTTGATAATACACAAGATTTTTTGAAAAATTTTGGTTTTTCTGATGATGATGCATGGTTTTATAGTAAAGTTTCATCAAACTATAGCGACTATGAATTTCATAGTTCAGAATCTGTGGAAGATGATTTAATACAAGGGTACTCATTATATTTCTTTAATGATGAGAATAAAAATTTGATGAAAAAAATTTCAAATTTAATTTCAAATGAAGAAGTAGAACTCGATGATGAGGAATCAGTTGGAGATTTTTTTAAAACTTTAAGAGAAATATTCACAAGTGAGTTTGACTCAATAACAATTGATTTAGCAACAGAAAGAAATCACTCATTAAATGGGTCCGCAAGAAATTCGATTGAAAAAGATTTACAAAATTGGGCTGAAAGTAACGACTATAAAATTAATTCTTATGAAACCGGTATCAAGGTTTCAATTGCGGACTTATTAGAAAAATACATAAGATATAATTTACCACACGAAGATTTACAAAAATTATTCCAAGTTATTTCGGATGAAAAACATGAATCATATAATTGGTCAGAAGACGTTTATGACTATGAGGACGATGATTATTTTGATTACGAAAGTTTTAACAGAAATGTGGAATATCAATTAGAAAAAATTTATTCTAAAATTGAGGAATCGGCGGAAAACTCTAAATCTAATTTTAAAGAATTTTTAGATACAGTGAGAAGAATCAAAAGTAAGTTTAAATTACATCACCCCTATCCTTTACCAAAGCAAAAATCTGTGAAATTCAAAATTATGGGTTTTGACAGACAAAAAAATAAAATCAACGTCAAGTTAGTTTCAAATAATATGAAACCGAGAGAAATTTTGGTTTCTGAAGAAAATTTTTATAATTTATTGTACCAACCCACATTATTCGATTTGGATGATATGTAAGAATTACTTACATTTGCGTAATGAATAATAAACTTGATTTTCTCAAAGAGGTTTTGAGTGTTCCTACAAAAACCTCAAACGAGGAACTAATGATTGAATTTTTGGTTGATTGGTTCGAAAAAAAGGGTATAGATTACAAAGTTGACCAAATGGGTAATGTGTATGCAACAAAAAAAAGTGGAGAAACCCCATCTGATTTCTATTACCCCTGTGTTATTTCTCACACCGACACAGTACATTCAATAAGCGAAATAATTGTAAAAGAGGAATCCAAACCAAATGCTCAAGGTGAATATAAGTTAGCTTTGAAAGGTTACAATCAACACGGAAAACCAACTGGAATTGGAGGTGATGATAAGTGTGGTGTGTTCGCATGTTTAACACTTTTAGATGAACTTCCTTTTCTCAAAGCAGCATTTTTTGTATCTGAAGAAACAGGGTGTCATGGTTCACGTAATGCCGACCCAGAGTTCTTCTCAAATGTAGGTTACGCAATACAGTTTGATGCACCTGAAAATTGGATGATTACAGAAAAATGTTTTGGTCAAATTCTTTTCGATAGAGATACAGAATTTTTTGAAAAATGTGATAAAGTTTTGACTGAGGGTATGGTTAAGGAAGACATGGAGTACATGGTTCATCCATATACTGATGTTTATGCTTTAAGGAGTAAATTTGATTTTTCTTGTATTAATTTTTCAATTGGGTATTACGATTACCATTCAGCAAATGAATACGTCGTTGTTGAGGATGTGTTCAATGGAATTGAGCATGGAAGAAAAATTATTTCAGAACTTGGATACAAACTATATTACAAGAAATCTAACGAATATAAGTGGCAGTACGAAAAATTTTAATTTTTTTTCTTATTATCGTGACCACATTTGTGACAAATATATTTGTCCTTTCCACCATCATCTAATTTCCAAGACCATCCGCATTTGTCACAAATAACTTCGGTTTTTGTGACAACTTCTTTTATTATTTTTCTAATGAGCTCTCTCATACTACTAAATATAAAAAAAGGGACTTAACGTCCCTTTTTCTGTATTTTGATTTCATCTTTCTCCACTTTCATGTGGTATTTCTTGTTCTCTAAAATTTTACCTGTCAAAACTTCTTCAGATAATAAATCCTCAACTTTATCTTGAATCGCTCTTTTTAAAGGTCTTGCTCCATAAAGTTCATCAAACCCAACTTTGGCCAAATGTTCTACCAAGGTCTCATCATAAGTAATGAAATATTTTTGTTCTTCTAATCTTAAAACCAATTTTTTAAGTTCGATTTCAGTGATTCTTTTGATGTCGTTTACTGAAAGAGAATTGAATACAATAGTATCATCAATACGATTTATAAATTCAGGAGAAAAGAAATTTTTCATTTCTTTCATTAACATTTGTTTTTTTGCTTCTTCGTTTGAATATGAATTGGAACTAAATCCGATACCTGTACCAAAATCTTGAAGTTTTTTTACACCCAAATTGGAAGTGAGAATGATTAGAGTGTTTTTGAAATTTATCTTTCTACCCAAGCTGTCTGTTACATGACCATCATCCAAAATTTGGAGTAAAACAGTAAACACGTCTTTGTGAGCTTTTTCTACTTCGTCGAACAAAATTACGGAATAAGGTTTATTCTTAACTTTTTCTGTTAGTTGACCTCCTTCATCGTAGCCGACATAACCAGGAGGTGCACCAACCAATTTCGACACTGTATGTTTTTCTTGATATTCACTCATGTCAACACGAATCAGAGAATCTTCAGTTCCAAACATTTCTTTTGCTAATTGTTTAGCCAAGTGTGTTTTACCTACACCAGTTGAACCCAAGAAAACAAATGAACCAATTGGACGATTGGGGTCTTTGATACCGAGTCTGTTACGCTTAATAGATTTTACAATTTTCTTAACTGCATCATCTTGACCAATCACTTTATCCATTAGAATTTTATCAAGATTAATTAAAGCTTTTGTATCATCCACACTCATTTTTGAAACAGGGATTTTTGTCATATTTGACACAACGTCGTAGACATCGTTGAGAACAATTTGTTGTTTATCTTTCTCTAATTGTTCCTCAAATTTTCTTTTTTCAACATCGAGTTTGTCTATAAGTTTTTTTTCAGTGTCACGCAATTGTGCCGCTTTTTCGTAATTCTGTTTCTTTACAACATCCATTTTAGCATTTCTTATTTCCGCAGCTTTCTTTTTTAACTCCTCTATTACTTCGGGTACCTTGAGTTCGGTTTGCATTCTTGCACCAACTTCGTCTAAAATGTCAAAAGCTTTGTCGGGAAACTCTCTGTCTGTAATGTATCGGTCTGCGAGTTTTACACAAGTTTCGATTACTTCATCGGAATAATGAACTTTGTGAAACGATTCATATTTGTCTCTTACATTTTTTAAAATCTGAATTGTTTCAGCCACAGTTGAGGGTTCAACCATAACCTTTTGAAATCTACGTTCCAAAGCCCCATCTTTTTCGATGTTTTTACGGAACTCATCCAAAGTTGTTGCACCAATACATTGGAGTTCCCCTCGGGAAAGTGCTGGTTTGAAAATATTCGAACCATCCATAGAACCCGCAGAATTACCCGAACCTACCAAAGTATGAATTTCGTCAATGAAAACAATTATGTTTGGGTTTGCTTGAAGCTCTTCGATAATAACCTTCATTCTTTCTTCGAACTGACCTCTATATTTTGTACCTGCAACAACTGATGTTAAATCGAGATTAACAATTCTTTTATCAACAAGATTACGAGGACAATCTCCATTTACAATCTTAATTGCAAGGCCCTCAACAATTGCGGTTTTACCACAACCTGGTTCACCAATTATAATCGGATTATTTTTCTTTCTGCGAGACAAAATCTGTGCGATACGTAAAATTTCTCTTTCCCTTCCGATTACAGGGTCAAGTTTACCTTGTTCGGCCAACTTATTCAAATCTCTACTAAAGTTGTCAAGGACGGGAGTAGTTGTGTCAGAATTTTGTTTCTGTTTCTTACTCATTGTTTTGTCATCGTCGTCTAGTAAATCGTTCATAGTTTTTTAATTTTTACAAATGTGAGTCAAAAATTGGACACTACCAAAATTTTTGACAAAATGTCACAATATTTTTTTGTTTATGTAATTTTGTCAGTTATACGAAAAAAGAGCTTACTTTTTGTCATCGATTTCAGAAAAGGCACATAAGTTGACGAAGATAATAATAAATAATAAATTTAAAAAATAAAAACTATGTATTACAGTAATTTAGACAGAATTTTCGATGATTTCTTCAAAGATGGAGGTATGTACAAAACCTATAAAATTGCATCACCCAACTTAAATTTTAAGGAAAGGAGTGATGATTGTGAAATCAATCAAACTAAAGATGGGACTTATTTAGTTTTTGAAACTCCAGGGTTTAATAAAAATAACCTAAAGGTAGAAATCGAAGATGGATTTCTACACATTGATGGTATGAGGACTTATAAATTGAATGGAGAAGAAAAAGTAAAAACAATTAAAAAAGAATTTAGGATTGGAGGCGATTATAACACTTCATCAATTGAAGCAACTATAGAAGATGGTTTACTTACGGTATTCGTACCTAATTACAAGAAACAAGAAAAGAAAAGAATCAGTCTCCTCTAAATAGACATCCGTTAATCCCTCACTATTCAGTGGGGGATTTTTCTTTCCAATCCACTATAATATGAATTCTGTCTATATCTCCATTGTTCTCGACCCAATGGACATATTCGTCATTTGCAATTTCCCAAATCTCACCAACTTTTAGATTTTTCATTTCTTTACCTATAAAAAAATTACAATTTTCATTTGTTTGAATTGGAATGTGTAACCGTTTGAATATTTTGGCAAATTTAAAAGTATCAATGTGTTTGGCAATTTTTTTATTGGCAGGAAGATTTACCATAATACAAGATTGAATATGACCTTCACCCAAGAGTTCTGTTATTTGATTTGTTAGAATTTCTAAAGGTTTTTCAAAGTGTGTGAAATTTTCAGTAAGGGTAATTTTGTCCGTGGAAAATTTCTCGTCAAAAATTACAGGTATGGTTTTTGTTTCTTGGAAACATATAAATTTTTGTTGCCTGAAAGTGTAGGAATCCCAACTCAATCCACTAGAGTTCAAAGACTCGAGAATTTCTGTTATGTTCAAATTGCCAATAAACTTAAAAGGTGACTTACCCATATAATATATTTATATTAATCAATTTTTATTTATAAATTAATTATGGCTATTACTAAAGAAATTATTGACGGAACTAAAATTATCAATGAGATAAAATCTTCCAATATAAAGAAAACAGTATACGATACGGAAACAAAAAAATTAATGGTAGAGTTTAACAACAATACTAAATATGAATACGAAGAAGTACCGCATCAAATTTACACAAGGTTCAGGTTGTCTGAATCCCAAGGGAAGTATTTTATATCCGAAATTTCAAAGAAATACAAGTACAAAAAAGTACTATAGACCGACTATTTATTATGGATGAATAATTTTCAAAAAATAATTAATAGTTTTTCGTTACAAGACAGCTTAAATCCAAAAGTTTGGGAAAATCCCACTGAACCATCAGAATCAAAAATGGTTCCAAAGGTTAGGATGGCTTTAGAGAAAATTGCAGAAAAATTTATTAACTATTTAGGTGACGATGTTTTTGTTGAGGACGTTGTTCTAATGGGTTCTCTGGCAAATTATAATTGGTCCGAGTTTTCAGATTTTGATTTACATGTAATAATAGATTTCCAACAGTATGAAAAAGAAGCCGAGCTATTCAAAGAACTTTTTGATTTGAAAAAAAAGGATTTTAATTCTAATCACGATATCAGAATTTTTGGATACGATGTAGAGTTATATGCTCAAGGTTCTGACGAACCGAACGCAAGCACTGCGGTCTATTCAATAATGAACGATGAATGGCTAAAGGTCCCCCAAAAAGAGGATTTGAAAATAGATTTGGATTATTTAAAAACTAAAATTAAATGTTGGACCCAAAAAATTGACGATGCGATTCAGGACAAAGATTTAGATAAATTAAGTAATTTGAAAGAGAAGATAAAGAAATACAGGCAGTCGGGTTTGGAAAAGGAAGGAGAGTTCTCTTATGAAAATTTAGTTTTCAAATTTTTGAGAAGGTCAGGACATATAGAAGATTTATTTGACACAATAAATAAGGTGGAGGATAAGGAATTGTCTGTTGAGAATAAATTGGATTCTTAAATTATTCGTATCAATCGTATATTTATAAAGAAAAAAATAAATGGCGTTTTCATATTATATAGCAAGTCCTTGTAGTGGAGGAAGTAATATTTTCATAAAATCAGCAGAATTTCTTATCTCTGGTAAAATTTACGAGTTAACTATCTCCTCAAACGTTGCCTGCTGGACCGTTATTTCAGGTCCTGAAACTCCATTAGCACAAACTGCAACTATTTTTACAGGCCCTTGGAATTCTTGTGTTGAATGTTTACAAGATATAACTCCAACCCCTACCGCATCACTTACACCAACCCCAACACAGACACCAACAAATACAACAACACAAACGCAAACACCGACACCATCGATAACTGCAAGTAATACACCAACACCATCTATAACTGCAACTAATACGTCAACTCCAACACAAACACCGACAAATACTGCAACACCTACACAAACAGGAACACCTACACAAACAGGAACACCTACAAAAACACCAACTCAAACACAAACACCAACAAATACGTCGACTCAAACACAAACACCAACACCATCAGTAACCGCAAGTAATACCCCAACACCATCAATCACACCTACAAATACTGTAACACCTACAAATACCCAAACAGGTACACCAACTCAAACACCAACAAATACAGCGACTCCAACGCCTACACATACACCATGGCCTTTAACTGGCTATAGTGTTAATGAACAATATGAATATGATTCACAATGTTGTAATCCACCAACAGGTGCGACAACCTCAAACACCGCATATCCTCATCCAATAGATACTGATGGAGTAGGAGTTCCATTTGTACAGTTAAATGCTGTGGAATTAGGAGGATTTAACGGATTAAATAATTAAAACTAAAAATTGAGTATAAAATGGCAGATTTAAAACCAATTGGCAGTGAAAAACTTACAGGCCAAGATAAATTAAAAAGAATAATGGAGATTGCAAGATACAAAGAAACAACTCCATCAATTGTAAACGAAAATTCACGTACAGAATTTGATATTGCTTTAGCTGATGGTAACAATTACCAAATTGTTAAAGAAAAACAAGGTTATATCATCAAAAAAGGTATTACCGAATCTGTTGCGGAATATATAGAGCCTATGAAGAATAGAAAATATTATTCTTCTTATTCACAGGCTTTGAAAAGACTTAATCTTTTAACAAAAGAATTGAATAGATTGAACGAAAACGAAGAGGAAATTTCAATGTTCGGGGAACAAAAAAAAATTGTTCTCAAGACTCCTAAACCATTAGGGTCACCTGAAGGAGATTCTGCACCTCCTCCACCACCTGTTGAACCACCTGCGGTTCCTCCACCAGCGTTACCACCTTCACCTGATGCTTCTGCCGCACCAGCTGATTTACCGGTTCCTGTAGAGGGAGGAGATGAATTACCCGCACCTGAAGGAGAAGAAATGCAAGCAGATATTGATTCTGAAGTTTCACCTGAAGGAGAAGAAATGCAAGCAGATGTTGACGTAGAAGGGGGAGAGGAGAAAGTAACTTTCAAAACAATTCAAAAACTTACAGGTAAACTTACACAAAAAATTAGAGTTTTAGATAGTGAAGAAGGCATGACATCTGAAAACATGAAATATGTTATAAACATGGTGTTGTCGTCTTTAGATTTACAAAACTTGAGTGAGGAGGATAAAGAGGAAATAATTGCTAAATTTGAAGAAAGTTCTGAAGATTTAGGTGGTGATGATATGGACGGTACCGATTTAACCGATGATAGTGAAGTTGAAGATATTCAATCAGATATGGACACAGAAGTTGAACAAGGTGGTGACATGCAAACAGAACCTGAAATGACAGAATATGGTCACGGAGCAATTGTTGACAGCATTTTCAAAGAATCAAAAATTGATAAGGTGATTTCAAAATATTTTGAAGTTACAAAAAAAGAAATTTTAGAATCAAAAAAGAACAAAGTTGATAGATTCAAGGTCAAAAGAGAAAATCTACAAAAAAGAATGGAACCTGTGAAAAGAATGTGTGAGACTAACGAACAACAACTTGCATCTCAAAAGTTTTTAGAGGAAAACATAAGTTCTTATTTAGTAGGTAAAACAAATAAAAAGAATTTGGTTTTTGAAAATAAAAAAGGAGAACAAGTAAAAATTTCTCCTGAAGGATTATTAGTATGAGTTATTTGATATTCGTAAATGGTTTAGGACCTAACTATAAAGGGGACAATCTTTATGAATTCATATTCTCCGATACCAAAGACGTTTGGGGAGATTCTTGGGAAAGTAAACCATCAAATGGATATCCCGCACCTCCCGAACTGAAATATATTAAAAAAGTAGGAGTTCTGAGAAATACTGATGTGAAATTGGATTTAATTCAGAACTCCGATTTTTTTTGTATGGTAGATGCCTTGGATGACGTGGTGGCGATGGCTTGGGAACCTGAAGAAGTACAAGGACAAAAAAGATTGGTTTTTCATTTTGGAGAAACCGAACAAGAAATAAAAGATAGACTCTACGAAAGAGATTTTATCTTGGAATTTGAAAAGAAAGTAGTATATGAAAATTAATAAAAAGGCTTTGAGATTAATAGATAAAGGTTTATCTGCTAATACTGTTTCAAAATTAGATGAATCACAGGTTGACGTTTTATATAAAAAATTATTTGTTGAACAAATTAATGTTTCTAAAACGGATACAGAAATGATTACTAAACTAAAAAGTGAAAAAAAACCATTTCAAGTTTATGAAAAAGAACTTGAAGAAGAGGAAGAAGTAACCGTAGACCCAAACAAAGAAACTGAAACTCAAGACCCAAAACAAGTAGGTCCTTCATCTGATGATGGATTCGGTGATGAAACTGATGGTATGGGTATTATGGAAGCAAAAAAGAAAAAGAAAAAAGTGAATCCTTGGGCAATTTGTACTGCACAACTCGGAAAAAAATTCAAAACTACTGAAAGACATCTTTGGAATACAAAACAAAAAAATAAATATGAAAGATGTGTAAAGGATGTAAAACAAAGTTTGAAAGAGGGGAAAAATCCTGTATCTTTAATTTTGGAATCAAAAATTATGACTATTGTGGAAAAGAATATACCAGCAAGAATCACAAAAGGTGACCTTTTGAAGTTTTTACAAGAGGACACTAAAACTGCCCCGGCGAAACCAAAGACTTCTCCCAAGACTAAACCTGACGAAAAACCCAAAACAAGACCGAAACACCCTGGTAAAAACCCAAATCCTGGTGAAAATCCGTCACCAAAGGCAGTTTCACCAGAAAAGGCAAAAGACGAAGTTTTGGATTTAATTATGAAATTATTAGAAATGTAAAATGGCAAAGATTACTAAAGAAGATATCGATTATAGAGGAAGACGCGAACGTATGGACCCGAATCTTGAAAGAAGATTGAAGGACCCTGAAGGTTTGTATGCAAAAAATCCTGCAATGAAAAAAGGGGTTCAGGATGTTGAAAGGCTTGTTGGTGAACGTTTTGGTAAAGTTGCTGACAAATTGAAAGAGGTGACAGGTAATCAAAATATAAACTCAAAACAGGTTCAGGCTATGATTTATCAGGAAATGATGACTCGCCTTCCAAATATAATGAGAATTGAGTCAAGACATCGTGATGAGTTAGAACAACTTGCAGTAGACGCCTCACTTGAAGAATCACAAGTTCCTGAAGGTTGGTTTGAAATAGAACCAAATCTTAACAGAGAACCAATCAGTACTGATGATTTTAGATATAGTCCTGATGAAGAAGAAGATGAAGATGAGAAAAAAACTAAATTACAGTTACCATCTTTTGATGTTGAAGACCTTACACCTAAAGAAGAGCTCGAATTAGAAAAACACAAAAGAAATATAATCAATGCGATTATACAAGGTGCAGCTAAAAAAGGACATTATATATTCCAAAAACCTGAAGTTAAATCTAGATTAGATGCAATTGACCCTTCTCTTTATAGAGATTATTTGGGGATAATGGCAATCAATGACTTCCTCTATTTCACAATGGACCAAATGATTGAGATGATGAGTCAAACTGGTCAGGGCGTTGCAGGTAAGGTTGAATTGGATGATGCAGATGGTGACGATGAAGGTGGAGAAGAAGGTGGAGAAGAATCACCGGATACAAAAATAAAAGCTTTTGGTGCAATTTTTCCAATCCTATGTCATGAAATAATCAAGGGTTTAGAAGAGGCTAAAGGCAGACATGGATTACCACAAGACCCTGAAATGAGACAAAAAGTAATGGGTCAAGTGGACTTATTATCCAACGAACCAATGCAGTTGAGAATAGGTCCTGAAATCGTTGAAAAAATAAGATTTGCATTACCAGATGCAATGTTTGAAGATTCTAATAAGGGTCTAATAAATTGGTTTCACATTGTATTGTACCAAATACCGGCAAAAGAATTTCTTGACGTAATCGGAAATGCCATTTCGGAAGATTCTTCTAAAGTAAAAAAGGCAACTTCAAAATTTGAAGAGATTATGAAAGAAGCCATCCAAATGAAACAAGAATACGAAGAATACAAAGACGACAATGAAGATGATTCGAATGACGATGATGAAGATTTGGATGATTTTTTAGGTAGTTTAGGTATATCAAGACCTAAATAACTTCTGTGTGACTAAAGAACAATTAATTATAGAAGTAACCAAGTGTATGAGGAACACTCCTTATGCATTAAGAACTTATCTCCAAACTTACGATAACACAGTTTCAAAATACGTCCCATTAGATTTATTTCCTGACCAAGTAAGTCTAATAGAAGACTATGATTCTTTTAACGAAAATATCGCACTAAAATATAGACAGGCGGGAGTTTCCACAGTCACGGCTGCATGGGCATCAAAAAAGTTAGTTTTTGCAAAAAAACAAAAACCAGAAAAAATTCTCATTATTGCCAACAAACTTGACACCTCTGTTGAGATGGCAAATAAAATTAGAAATTTCACAGAACAGTGGCCTGCTTGGGTTGGAGTTGGGTTTTCCGCAGATAAAAACTCACAAAGACATTTTAAACTCACAAATGATTGCGAAGTTAAGGCTGTCGCAACTTCAAAAGACGCCCTTCGTGGTTATACGCCAACAATATTAATTTTTGATGAGGCTGCGTTCATTGAGGCAGACAATGATTTTTGGTCTGCTTGTATGGCCTCACTTTCTACTGGTGGTAAGGTAATTGTCGTTTCAACCCCTAACGGATATGACCCAATTTATTATGAAATTTACGACCAAGCGTTAAGAGGTATGAATGAATTCAAAATCTCTGAAATGTATTGGTATCGAGACCCTAGGTATACCAAAGACCTCTATATGGTAAAAACAAATGATTTAGTTCATTTTTTACTGAACAGAGAAGATTATCCTCAAGACGTTGTTGTTGATTTATCGGTAGACAATCCATACGAAAGAGACCATTCACTTACCACAGATTACATTACAAAGGGTTATAAACCATGTTCTGCGTGGTTTGAAGGAATGGTAAAAAAATTGAAATTTGATAGGAGGAAAGTCGCCCAAGAATTAGAGTGTAATTTTTTGGGTTCAGGAGATAATGTATTTGAATCTGAATTAATGCAGAAAATCTCTCATAATCAATTGAGAGATGCTTCGGCGAAACTCATGGGTGGTGCTCTTTGGATTTTTAAAGAACCGGAAAACGGTCACAAATATGTCATGGGCGTTGACGTATCAAGAGGAGATTCTGAAGATTTCTCATGTATTGAAATTATTGACTTTGATGAGCGTGAACAAGTATTGGAATACGTAGGAAAAGTTCCTCCTGATGTCATTGCGGAAATTGCATATAAGTGGGGTTCTATGTATAATGCTTATTGTGTTATTGATATTACTGGGGGTATGGGTGTTTCTACTGCTAGAAAAATGCAAGAAATGTCATATGCATCAGGGTTATATGTGGATAATATAGACCCATCAAAAAAATGGAAGTATGACCCAAAATTAAATGAAAAAATTCCTGGTATAAATTTCAATTCAAAAAGAGTACAAATTATTTCTGCATTTGAGGAGGCGGTGAGACATGACTTTAAAATATATTCGAACAGATTGTATAATGAAATGAACACTTTTATTTACGTTAATGGAAGGCCTGACCATCAGAAAGGACACCATGATGATTGTATTATGGCAATGTCTATGGCAATTTACGTCGCAGAAAAATCATTTCAATCTTTACAGAAGGTTGTAAATCATACTAAAGCAATGCTCAATTCGTGGGCGACATTTACTTCAGAGAATAAAAATTCGTCTCAATTTTTTAATCCCATGATACCACAATCGAATGGTTCAAATAATTCTATGAGACAAGGAGCCACAAGGGAGGATTACCAAAAATATAAGTGGTTATTTAGTTGATAATAACTATTTATTATCACAACGTAAGAAGTAAAATTAAACAATGGCTGAAAATAATTTAACGGTTTGGCAGAGGTTATCCCAAACCTTTGGACCTAATTCTTTGTTGGGACAAGATGTTCCAACATTCAAGTTTGATAAAAAAGAATTATTAAGGACCAAAAGTAGGGATGAGTATGAGCGAGAAAAACTTCAAGCTCAACAAACGTTTTATCTAACTAATCAATGGGCTAAAGTTGAGAACAATTTATATTCTCAAGCAATTTATTACGAGCCAAGTAGGCTATCATCACAATATGACTACGAGTCAATGGAGTATACTCCTGAAATTTCCGCGGCTTTAGATATCTACGCTGAAGAGTCAACGACAACAAACGAAGATGGGTTTATTCTTCAAATTTATTCAGAATCAAAAAGAATCAAAGCAGTTTTAGCCGACCTATTTAACAATAGTTTAGATATTAATACAAACTTGCCGATGTGGACGAGGAATACTTGTAAATTCGGTGATAATTTTGTTTATCTAAAATTAGACCCAGAGAAAGGTATTGTAGGATGTCAACAACTACCGACAATTGAAATAGAAAGACACGAAGTCGGTGCTTCCAACAAAATTTTATCTCCATCACAAGAGAAACCTGAAAAGCCAAAGGCCTTACAATTTACTTGGAAAAATAAAGGTATGGAGTTTCAGTCTTGGGAAATTGCTCACTTTAGATTATTAGGTGACGATAGAAAACTACCTTATGGAACATCCATGTTGGAGAAAGCAAGAAGGATTTGGAAACAACTTCTTTTATCAGAGGACGCAATGTTGATTTACAGAACTTCAAGAGCCCCCGAAAGAAGAATGTTCAAAGTTTTTGTTGGTAATATGAATGATGACGATGTTGAAGCATATGTACAACGTGTTGCCAACAAATTTAAGAGAGAACAAATTGTTGATAGTAGAACGGGTAACGTTGACATGAGATTTAATCAGATGGCGGTTGACCAAGATTATTTTATTCCTGTACGTGACCCAGCAGCTCCTGACCCAATCACAACACTTCCAGGTGCGACAAATCTTTCGGAGATTGCAGATATTGAATATATTCAAAAGAAACTTCTAACCGCTCTTCGTGTACCTAAAGCATTTTTGGGATTCGAAGAAGTTGTTGGAGACGGAAAAAATCTTTCTTTACAGGATATTCGTTTTGCACGTACTATTAACAGAATTCAAAAAAGTATGTTGGCAGAACTTAATAAAATTGCCATCATTCATTTATTCCTTTTAGGGTTTGAAGATGAGTTAGGTAATTTCACATTAGGTTTAACAAATCCATCAACTCAAGCGGACTTGTTAAAAATTGATGTATGGAAAGAAAAGATTTTATTATACAAAGATTTAGTTGCAGACCCAGGAAATGGAATCCAAGCAACTTCATCTACATGGGCGAAAAAGCATATTTTTGGATGGTCCGATGAAGAAATTAGATTGGACTTACAACAACAAAGAATTGAAAGAGCCGTAGGAGAAGAACTTAAAGCAACTCCAACAGTAATAACAAAAACAGGAGTGTTTGACAATATTGACAAACTTTATGGAAGTCAGACGGGAGGAACCGCTTCTGCAGGTACGGAACCTGCGGGTGGTGAAACTTCTCCTGACTTTGGTGCACCACCGCCGGGTGGAGAAGCACCTTTGACACCACCTCCACCAGCAGAAGAAGCGGGAGGACCACCGCCACCTCCAGAACCTGAAGGAACAGTAACACCAGAATCTAGAAAAAAAGATTTGAATATTTTGGTTGAGGGAAATTTGATTGAAAGAGCAAGCAACATTGATTTGGGTCAAGGGCAAGAATCTTTAGGTAAAATTTCTCAAGAATTAGATAAGTTACTGAATTCATAATATTTATTTGGAAAGCCAAAATAATGACCTTCGGAAAAGTAAAAACCCTGATTGAAAATAGATTGATTGAGTCATATCAAAATCAAGATGACTTCAAAAAACTATTGCGCGAATTCAAACACAATGTTCTTGAAAACAAGAATTTATCTAAAATCTATTCACTATATGACCAATTGAGTACACCTCAAGGTTTGTCAGAGTCCGACGCTAAAGAATTTATTATTGAAGGAATTTCACTTATACAGAATTTGTTATTAAAAATAAAAATGCCAAGAACTATAACAGAAATAGAAGATAATTCTTATGAGGATATTGATACATTAGTTTACACAGCAAAGATTAGTTTGAAAGAAAGAATTGAAGCGAAAAAAAATATTATAAGTGTTTTAACTTCCAAAAAAGCTTCGATGAGAGAATCAATTAACTTACCAATCAAATCAATGGTTACAATTGCCAATCAAACTTTGAATAATTTTCTGACAACGATGGATGAGAATTCTAGAAAAGAATTTATGAGTTTGATTTCAGAAGATTCTAACACTTTAGAAATGAAATATGAAACTTTAAAAGAGAAAACAATTTCTAAATTAAACTCTATATTGGAAAGTGAACAAGAATTTGAACTCAAAACAAAATTAGCAGAAACAATCGATAGAATTAAGCAAGAAAAATTTGACCAAGTTAACTTTCTAAAGTTAAAGAATTTAGAAAATTCAATTTAATTTCTTTTTTTGTACGTAAATAGCTTTAAGAATCTGTGACCTTTTTTTCACAGATTTTTTTTTGTACTCTTTTCTTTCGGTAAGAATCTGATTTTGTTTGGTCTTTACAACTTTGGATTTTAACTGCTTAAGAGATTTTTCCAAATTTCCCACATTTTTTACTTCAATAATCAACATATACTAGAAATATCACGTTTTTCTTTAATTTTTTGACTTATAGGTTTTATAAACCTATTTTTATCAAAATAAACTTCGATAATATGAAATTTAATGAAGAAAGGAAAAAGTGTAAAGTTGAATCTATTCAACCCAATAAAATCAATATATGGTACTGTTGATTCAAAAAATTTAAAATCTGTATACATAAACATTCAATCGTGGGTCACACCAAAATTTGAATATGATAATTGGAATAGAGTTGTTTGTAACTTAAGTAGAGAAATTAAGCATTCTGTGTATAATTCAATTTCACCAACAATTTTTAAAGATAAAAGTATTGTTGATTTAGATTTAAGAACAAGTGGAATATCACATGGAAAAAAATCATTCTTTAATTTAGAGGTAAATTTATTTGTTAATTGTGAAACAGATTTTAAGTCTTTAGAAATAAAAGATTCCATAAAAAAAATTGTTAAAACTATTTTTAAAGAGAATATTGTTGATAATCAATATTTTGTGTTTTCTACGTCTAAAAGGGAAAAGTAAGATAAACTAATATATCTCAATATTTATTACAAAAGCCTAATGAAACAATTGAGAATATTAGAGGCAAATGAACTAGGTCACGGTATATTGATTGAGATGGACGCTGGTTTCGTTTCTCCGAAAGACAAGTTAAATATG